TGCTACCGTAACCAATACCAGCTTCTTTCATATGTCTTACAACCCGCTCGAAAGCAGGAAGGTTTTTTGTCGGATCACCATCCAGTTCTACATAGGAAATATGACCGGCATTAGTGAGAGCATGGTACGGAGCTTCAATATCGATCTTCTTAAGAGCCGGGAGATGATAGTAAACTGGGACATGGAAACTGTTGGTGTAGTAATCACGGTCGGTAACACCTTTAATGATCCCATATCTTGACCTGTCAGCCCTAAGTAAGCGTCCGGCCAAGCTTTCAGCAGGCGTAGCCAGGCAAGTCACATTCATGCCAAACTGCTTGCTTTTCTCATCACAATAGTTTCGAATATATTTTACGATTTTTAAGCCGAGTTCCTGAGATGCATTATCTTCACCATGATGATGCCCTGTCAAAGCTACAAGGCACTCTGCAAGCCCACAGAAACCAATAGAGAGGGTTCCGTGTTTCAGAACCTCTCCAACCTCGTCATCCGGTCCAAGTTTGTCAGAGTCCATCCATACGCCTTCTCCCATGAGGAACGGAAAGTTTCTAACTACTCTCGATGCTTGAATCTCATATCGATCGAGAAGCTGCTGCATGGTTTTGTCGAGCATTCTGTCAAGCAGTTTGAAAAACTGAGGAATATCACCGTCAACTACAATAGCAAGCCTCGGAAGATTGATAGAAGTGAAACTTAGATTACCTCTGCCAGGAGCGATCTCACGAGACGGGTCATAAACATTACCCATTACACGAGTACGACAACCCATGTAGGCAACCTCCGTTTCAGGATGACCGGGCTTGTAATACTGAAGATTGAATGGGGCATCGATGAAAGCAAAATTTGGGAACAGTCTCTTGGCACTTACCTTCATTGCCAGCTTAAACAAGTCATAGTTTTTATCTTCTGGGTTATAGTTAATCCCATCTTTTACTCTAAATATCTGAATCGGAAAGATTGGTGTTTCGCCATGACCGAGTCCTGCTTCTGTAGCAAGCAGAAGCTGCTCAATAGCAAGACGACCTTCCCAAGAAGTATCTGTGCCATAGTTAATAGAACTAAATGGAACTTGAGCGCCGGCACGGGAATGCATGGTATTCAGATTATGAATGAACCCCTCCATAGCCTGATAAGTATCGCGAATAGTCTTTTCCATAGCATAGTCGAGAATCCATGCTTTATCTTTCAGATCGTTGAGGCGTTCACAAATCTCATAGCCTTCTTTCAGGTATTTTTGATAGGTGTAACGGACACCCTCGGCCATAGCATAATCGAAGTCCACGACACTCTGTCCGCCATGCTGGTCATTTTGATTTGACTGGATAGCAATAGCAGCCAGAGCAGCATACGAGCCGATGCTTTTTGGTGCTCTCAGATGGCCGTGACCGGTATTGAATCCATTCTTGAAAAGCTTGCGAAGCTCAATCTGCGTGCAGGTCGTCGTCCATGCATAGAAGTCAAGGTCATGTATGTGAATCCAACCATCGCGGTGCAGTTCTGCAATTGCAGGTTTAATCAAATACTCCAGATTATATTCCTTAGCAGTATTGGCACCATATTGCAGCATAGCCCCCATAGGGGAGTCACCGTTGATGTTGGCGTTATCTCGTTTCAAGTCGCTATCTTTTGCCTGAAGAACGGTAATACTATCAAAAATAGCTTTTACCTTTTCTCCGAATTGTTCATTCATAGAAAACCCTCCTTAAATATCATCCTGATTGCGATGCAGACTGTGTTCAGCGTCGAAACCATCCGGATACCTGGCTTTCAGTTTGTCCACATTCATCTGCATGATGGTTTCAAGGTCATACCCAATGGCGTTTGCACTTACAGCGAGATACCAAGCCACATCTCCAAGCTCTTTAGCCATATGTTCAGTGTCCAGTTCATGCCCCTGAAACAGATGCTTTTTCAAAATATCAATTGCTTCGCCAGCCTCTCCGTTCAGACCCATTAAGCCATTGAGCAGAAGTCTCTCAGGCGGTAAATATCCTGGGGCTGTGCGAAGAGCTGCCTGCTGATAGTCGTTCGGCGTCATATTTTTTCCTCCTATGATTACGATTTACCAGTACACAAAAAATAAGAGCCAAGGTTTAACCTCAGCTCTTACATAACCTGTTAATTTTTTGATTTGTGGTATTTCCAAGCTTCACAAACTGTTTCTTTGCATTTCGGATAATCGGGGCGTCCGCATTTGTTGCAGATAAGCTCTTTCCGTCCGAGATCTGGAATATCTTCTTCAAATTCTTTAATAATAGTCGTCCATGTACCGTCTTTTCTTCGAACCGGACAGGACATCCTGGATTTGACTTTCATCAGCATCGCCTCCTCATAGTATTTTACCACAAATATAACAAAAGTAAAAGGGCTTGTTACAGCCCCTTTACCTTTGAAATCGAGTAACTTAAGAAATCATGATCTTGTAGCGCTCGTTCAGCTCTTCGAACACTTCCTGATCTGCTGCAATGCTGATATGAAACTCAATCTTGCCCTTTTCGTTCAACACGGTTTGGACAGCAGGTTGAAGTTTCTCAGCAAACAGCATTCTCAAGCAAGTGCCGAGTTGCCGATCATTAACTGCCAGAAAATAATTCATTGTGTGCTACCTCCTTTCATAATAGGGGGTGTATTTTTCGTGCAGTTGTAAATACTCTTTCACTGATTGTTCCGCAGCATCAGAGCTGTGTATAGAAGAGCAGCGCCAAGCCATTGTATGCTCATTGCGTACTCACCTTTAGAGACAATATTGACTACCAGACTTCCAAGCGCGCCAATCACCATAAGGGCCGGAAAAATTATTCTCAATATTTCCAAAGACTTACTCCTCCTTATTACCAGCAATCAATCCAGAATACGGCAGTGTCTCAATCCAGTCACAGAACGTATGCCACTCGTCAAGTTTATGATTCTTCCGACTCTTATACATATTGGCCAGAACCTCGTAGTTCAGCATGACTGTCCGCTTCTGGTTATAAGAACTCGGCAGGAGCTGGATCATCTGCCACCAATAATGTTTCTTCTCCCAGTCGCCCCATTGGTGCTTAAAACCGCCGTATCCCAAATATAAATCTCTGGCTTGATTCAAAGCTTCAACTGTATTTTTCAGAATACTGATAGCTGGTTCAGACAAATGCTCACAACTGAAATTCTCCAGTGTGAATTCCTTATCTGCAATCTTGTGCATCGTAGAGCAGGAATTGGCAACTGTACCCACCTTATAAGTATCGAACTCCTTCCACCAATACAGCGGAGCCGTAATATCAAGATACACGGTAATCATCCGCATAAATTTGCGATGGTCTGTGCCGGCGTTGCAAAGACTGGTCATGAGATCGTAGTCCTTAGGTCCAATTTCGAAAAACGTCTCAGTATCAGATACAGTTCCATTATAAGGACCACTATTACCACAAATATCATGATATTCGCCATCCTCGACAAAAATACTATCACTCATTTGCCAACTGTTAAGAGGATTCCTCATTCCTCTAATAACAGCTTCCCAACCAACAACCTCAGTGTTTTCAATTTTCAGCATCTTAGATCACCTCGTTCAAATTAGGGTCGTAACGACCAACATAGCCATCATTGTTATAGATGAGACGATAACCATCAGGAAGCTCCAGATAGTATCTTCCATTCTCGCCTTCGCAGTCGACAATTTTCTTTAGAGTGATGGTAGTAGTTTCATTATTCATGTTTTTCTCCTTTCATTTCACAGGCCTTCTCTACTCGAATCTCTAAATTGTCAGGCATAACCTGAGCATCACAATAAGGAGGCAAAATAACAACTCCTGTTTTTGAAGACTCTCGAATATAATTACAGAGGCTATCAAATTCCTTAGGCTTCAAGAACATATTAACTTTTACTACAAGAATATCAGCCATCATTTATCCTCCTTAAGTTTGTCTTTAATGAGTCCAAGAATTTCTTCCACAATCGAACGAGTGTTGTTATGCAACTTAATATAGGATTCATGGTCTTTATACCAGGAAAACATTTCAGAAAGATCGCCTTTAATCCAACTGAATGCCCACCAGTCACAGATCATCTCGACAATGTATGGGTACGGCATTTCTATAAGGATGGTTCCTTCTTTAGGCTCATCATTGATTAAGACCCAATGCTGCCAATGATGGGGATTTCGGTGGATATGCATAAGCCATGCCCGGTTAAATGCTTCAATGACTGCCGGAGTTTGCTCTCCGTAGAAATAGTCGTCATAAGGCATATACTCATCCGGCGTATTCTTCGACATATCATGGAACTCAATATTTCGAGTCGCCTCCACATCTGTCAGTTCTGGAATATAAGCAGCAATCCACTGATAAGCCTTTTTTACAGCTTGCCTGTGTTTTTCCAGATATTCATCATATTTTTGAGACATCAGATTCTCCTTTCAAAAATATCACTCTTGATCGAGCCGTGCCTGTTTAAGGATGCGACCGATTTCATAAACAGATTTTGCCTGTGCGATTTTTCTCTTGACTTCTTCGCTATAGTAAAGTTCCGTTGCAATATCAATTGCATCCTTTTTCTCGGTATCAAGAATTGTTTTTGCTTTCATAGTTCATCGGTTTGTGGGAGTTTGTATTACTGGGCTCTGCGATACAGTCATTGCAAGGGTCTTTGGACTCTTTAAGCCCGTGATACTTGCAGGATTTGCAATACTGGTCAAAATAGACTTCCTTTTCTTCATTCATTCGCAAAACCTCCTTACAAAATCCACATAACAAGCTTGATCGTAGCCGCTATGATAATCGCACTGGCACACAAAGACATCAGAACAGCGATAGCCTGCCCGATTTTATAAGCAAGGCTGCCACTCTTCTTCGTTTCGGGACGATATGAGGTATCTTTTTCGTATTCAGGCATATATTATCCTCCAAACTGAAGTCCGAGATGAGAATATAAATATTTATAAAGGATCTTCTCCAACTCGTCCTTATACATTGTTACAACTTTGCCGTCTACTACACGGCTTACAGTTTCTCTCAAAATGGGAGCTGCTATATCAGCAGTAACCGGGGCTTTGACATCTGCCATAATCGGTTCTGGTAAATATCCCAATGCTTCCATTTCCTTGTGCTCACAGGTCTCGACAAAAGGACATTCACGGCATTGCTTCGTCAGTCTTGCCAACGCCATCGTCCGTCACCTTCTTTCTCAGGTATCGCTCAATGTTTTTGCACCGATTTCGATTTGAGCATCGAATGACCGTGTCGGATATGACGATCTCTTCACTCATTCCGTATGCTTTTTGCGGTCGTTGAACATCTGGATCGAAGTCCATGCAAGCAGAGCAATACTCCGCGACATCAATTGTTATCATCTTTTCTCCTTTCTCAGGCAGCTTTGGGTTTATAGCTGCCGACATACTTGGTTTCGTTGAAATTCCGCTTCTCGCTTAACGCTCGACTGATAGCCAAATCAATGCCGGAACGGGTTTTCAAATGGTAGTAATATAAATCTTTGAACGGAGTATTTAAGCGATCGGTTCGCCCAGCTGACTGCTTCATAATTTTGTAGGAGTAATTCTGCGAGTAGAACACAATGGTGTCTGTGCTAATGCAGTTCCAACCTTCGGCTCCAGCAGTATACTGAACTATATACACCCAGCTGTCGCAAGTCGGAATCGGTTGATGCTTGTGACCGTTCCATTCTGCAATCTCAACATTTTCTCCATAGTAGAGATTTTTCAGAATATCAAGCTCGTAGTCGAAATTGTAGAAGACGATCATTTTAGGATGTTTCTCAAACAGTTCCATTAGAGCGATTTGTCTGGACTCATCCTCGTTTACGATGCGTCGCCATACATAGCAGAGCTCCCCAGCATTGACAATTGGCTCGTTTTTATATGGATTCCAGCGAAGACGGCTTGTCTCTTTATACTTTGCAACATCATAACTGACATAGACATCCTCATGGTGCGAACAGGTTTCCCGCTTAAAATCCATATCCACAAGAATGCGATTACGAAGCCGGATGAGTCGTCCCACTCCCAAATATCTGTCTACTTTCGGATACTTTCCATTCACCCAGGTCATGACCATGTGCTCTTCTTTGAAAGCTGTACGGTTTTTGTAAAAGCCGTTTGCTACGAAGACAGGAATATAATCCTCCCATGTGTCTCCTGGGGTCGCGGATAGTAGAATCCATTTATTAAACTTGGCGATTTTCAGAAATGCTTTTACCCATGCACCCGAACCGACAACGCGCTGCTCGTCAAATATAAAGAATGCGTCCGTAACCGTTGCATACTTCCCGATATTGTTCCAGGAATCAACGACGACCTTATTTTTATAGGTATTGACTTCCGCGTGAACAGAGAGAAGGAAGGGCGAAAGCTCACCCTCCCATTCTAAAGTATCTCTCTTTCTCGCCGTGGTGATGATGTACAGGTCTTTTGGCGTACCCGGCATCCGAATATAATTCTTTGTGCCGAGCTTACCGCCATTCTGTTTGTAATAATAGGCTAAAGCTGTTCTGGATTTGCCACTACCGACACCGCCACAGAGAATGCAGCCGTTTTTCATTCTCTCAACAGCATCTGTTTGATAATCTCGAAGTGATATGCCTGCCATCAGCGCCCTCCGAAGATCCGACGCAGCACCCAGACATTAGAAAAATACATTGGAGTGAACCAGTAATTCTCTTTGTCGTCGTTGTCCGTCATCGGTTCTGTCAGAGAGTTTCCAACCTTTACATATCCTGCTACCCCCAAAAGTGAAAGCTGAATATAACACATAAGCGCCACCGTTTCGTCGATGTCCTGTGCAACGATGAGAAGATGATTTTGGTAGTTCAGGTTTGCTTTTTCCAACTGCTTCCTTGCAGCGTTGATTCCGGCAATCAATGTGGCTCCAGCACCGCAGCAAGGATCGTTGATTGAAATATAACCGTCCTGTTCTACCTTTTTTACAACATCATCCATCGTCATTTCAGCCATTAGTTCACAGACATGATACGGTGTAAAGATCTGACCGTTATATCCATCACCAAGATTAAGGGTCATGAAAATACTGCCCAGAAAGTCCTGCTCCGGATTTTCTTCCAAAGCCAAGACCGTCTGAGCAGCCAGTTCAGGAAACACCTCTTGTTCCTGCTTATTGTACTTTTTGATGATTTCCAAATATAACGCTTCTCGCTTATTCCGGTGCTCCTTATCAAGAGGATTAGATAGCGAACAAGCGAACATAGTAACGAAGTCACGCCAAACATCCCAAGCCCGATACCGGTTAGTCAACCGTCCGAATGCTTCTAAGAAAGCTTTCTTCGGAGTCAAAACCTTTTTAGATTTTTTTCCAACGGGCTTTTTTTGCTTTGGCGTTTCTTCTTTTTTCTCAGGCTCAGTCGTTTGCGGAATCTCTTCCACCGGCTGCTGAGGAGCAACCAAAGTAACTGTTTTAGGCTTGGTAGCCTTTTTGCGCTTTTTCTTTTTCTGCCACAGCATGGCTTGACCTCCTTTCGGTTATTAAAGGGAATAAGGCTGTTTCCTCTTGCTGTCATAGGCGTGCAATCCTAATCAAGATCTTACTGGACATTTAACCAGACATGTATTAAGCTGGCGCCTATTCACCTTTAGAAGGGCATCTCCTCAGGACCCTCCGTTTCGGCATACTTTTCAGCGAATTCGTCTTCTTCAATGGTGACATACATCGTCTTAAGGTATGCCTTAACGCCGGTCTTGCCATTGACCTCCCAGTTGTAGGGACGGATCGTCAGGTCAACATTGCGAATCTCAGCGAAGTCCAGAGTTCCGATAGACTCCTCATCCAGCTGAGTCTTAGCTCGACGAGTAATCATGATAACCTTCGGAGGGATGTTGTCGAAACTGACCGCCACCTGAATATAATGGCGAGGAGCCTCGTCCTCATCACGAGGAGCCAGAACACGAACATTCCAGCCATCCTCAATAAGCTTCTGCGCCATAACAGGGTCTTCGATGACCACACAGAAATTGCGGGAGCCAGCACGATTGTATTTAGACTCTTCGCCCTTGAAGTTGCGGAAGATGATTCGAGCGTTCTCGATGATAATGTTGTCTACTGCTTTGTAAGCCATACTTATTTTCTCCTTTCAATTTTTGCGTTTATCGCATGGAAATGGACAAGTCCTGCACTCCTCACTGGGAATACAGGACTCGGTGGAATCAGCCGTGCACAAAATATAAATGAGCACAGCAACTACTAACAGAATTAGAATCATAGGCGTTACCTCACATCAAACGGCGTAGTGTCTTCTTCGTGAGGTTCACCAGCTCCGAACCATGGAGGGGTGTTGTCTGAAACATACGGCTCATCCGCCGTAAAGCGCTCGAAGTCACCATAAACAGACAGAGACTTGACTGCTTCATCAACCATGTTGTTGTAATAGGCACGGTCAATATCATTCTGCTTGTCAAGCTGTTTGACCATCTCGGATTCGAGCCAGCGGAAACCTTTGGAACCAGTTGCTGCGGCATAGCCCTTTTCACCGGTCTTCTTGTTTTCCGTCTCACGAAGCAGGATACCGCCACCGCAGCCGGGCTTAATCGGGCAGAACTGACCGACCTTTCCAATGAAATGATAGTCATGCCCCTTAGCAATTTCGGATGTTTTAGTCTGGATTTCCTCATCGACATCAAAAGGATAGTCACCATTAGCATCAGCATACTTTTTCTTCAGCGCAGCGACCTCGTCCTCCAGTTTAGAGACATCCGGAAGAACCTCATTCATGTCGAGATAGAGCGAAGAAGTTACAGACTTCGTTTCGCACATATCCTCGAACTCGATATTCTCCTTGCTGAACAGCGTCTTAAACACATAAGGAATCTGGAACTGGGTACCGGTTGCCGTCCATGCATACGGATGCTTCTTGTTCTCTTTGCAAATATCCTTTGCAGAATCGATGTACTTTTTCCCATACAGGTCGCAGCACTTTTCAACGGTAGCATATCGAGCAATATAAACTGCATCGTTCACCAGACACATACGGTCATAGGTTGCTTCGTGTTCGAAGTTATACCCATACAGTTTGCCGTATTCAGTCACGAACTTGATGATTTCAGGCGTCGCATCCGGAATCTTGATGGAGTCGGTTTTGATGTGTGCTACAGTAAAGCCCTGACTCTGAACAGCGTGCTTGAGATTGACCATGAACAAAGCTCCACGCTTCGCAACGATATTGTCCTTGTTGCGATTATCTCGGAACGGATTTTCAAATCCGGCTGAGGTTAGACCGTACACGGAGTTGATCGCAATCTTCAGAGCCTGTGCCAAATCAGCCGCAGCGTTTTCGTCTGTCAGGTATTTAGCCAATGCACCGCCCAGCATTTTCTTTGCTTTATCAAAGTCTTTATGCTTGATAGCAATACGAGCCTGAAGGATTTCATTGAACCGCTTTGTGTACTCCGGTCCGAATAGCTCTTCCGCTACAATACTGCTCGGATGCATCGAGGCAATATCCAGCAGGGCAATATTACTGTACATGCCGGGTTCAGAATATACATAGCCGCCCTCGCCAACTTCTTCGCCTCTATAGACAGACTTGCCGCCCTCGAATGTGTAACCCGGGAAAATAGGACGATGGTTTTTATCGAACTGGGTGAACTCGTCATAATCTTCAAGCCCCATCGTGAAAGGGAGATCTGCATTAGCGTCGAAGATCTGACTCTCATCGCCCATAAAACGATAGTTGAACTGATCCTGAGGCTTGCGGTTGTTGCCGAATATAATCCTGGTAGTCAGAGAGTTTGTCGTATCATTGACCGACATCCCCGCCACATCCGCCAGAATCTGGCGAGCTGTGAAGTCAGCCTTACGAGCATTAAAGGTTGCTTCTGTTGCAATAACATCGTTGTCACAATACTCGGCAACCTTTGTCCAAAGCTCCTCCGGTACAGGCTTGTCCCAGGGAAGACCAAGTTCCTGATGGTGAATACCCAGTTCAATCTCGAACTTTTTCAGGGACTGCTTCTTACTGGAAAAGTCATACACATCCGTATACGACACATTATAGGCTTCGCCAAAGAAGCAATTTGCACTGCCGTTGATGATCTTAGTCGAGAGATTATAGAGCTGTTCGTTCGTATACCCCATCAACCGGGCATAGAGAATATGATTATCGTACCGACGGCAGTTGAAGCCAACCAGACGGAATCGCATCAGTTCCTCGATCTCAGTCGGCGTAGGGTTAATCATACGAACTACCGGCTTACCCTCACCTTCGATTTTCCAGTTCACGAGGAATAGGTTCGGAAACACCTCAACATCGTAAAACACGAGCTTGGCGTCATCATTTTTTGCTCCTGCTGACTGGTCTGCGGACTTAAACTGCATCTTGTTGACAAGCTTGATACAGTAATCCGCTTGATGTGTGCTGCTTGCCGCAAATGCCAAGACAGCATTACGCATATCAGTCACATCATAATTGAGCCCGCTTGCATAAGCGTCCTCAAGAATCTTGTAAATGAAGTCGATACTGGGCTTTGTTGCCGGATGGTACTCCTTATTCAGATTTCGCTTGATTTGCGTTCTAAGCCCTTTCTCGCTCTTCACTCCTTCAAAATTTATCACTTGCTTTTCTCCTTTCAGTGGTAAACCCGAGTTGATCGTTGCGATAGGCAGATCATTACACTTTGTCAGCTTTCTGCGCAGCGAGCTTTTACCAGTGAAGACTTTCACTTCAATATGATCGTCATACACTCGGCTGAGCTTGCTGACATCACCGGCATAAATATAATGAAGGTGGATGCCCTGACCGCTTTTGCTGAGTTCAGCATAGGTAGGCGGCCATTTACTCGCTTCTTTGAGATTCAGTTCAAAAGACTTATTACCATCCTTATCCTGAATATCAAAGTCGATAACAATGTGGTTCTCCGGGACTTTCACATAATGCAATCTGGATGTAGACAGGTCACTCAGCTTGGTAGAAACTTCGTCCCATTTGGAAGTCGGCGTTTCTTTAGCTGAAGCATACTGAGCAGGACAATCCGCACATTCTCGGTCAAATACCGATTTTTGTTTTAAGAACTCGATCAGCTTATGCTCAGGCTCTTCTTGCTCAGTAAGCGCCTTATCCTCGAATTTCTCGGTTCGGAAGCCGATGTAATAACTCCGCACACGAGTTCCATCATCGAGATTGAACCTCTCCTTGTAATCCCGGAAATAGTTTTTCAGTTCTTCCTTAAATATCCTCTGAGAGAATGGGAAGGTAACTTTTGCCTCGTCGCAATAGGTTTTATACATCTCCCATGAGGCTTTGAGAGTTGTCCCGTCTTCTTTCTTAAAGACATGGTAAGAATCGATAATGAAGTTATAGAAATCATTAGATGCACCGAGCATCGTCACGGGAATATAATCATCGTATCTGCCCGGATTCTCCAGATAGACTTCCTGACAATGATAAGCAATGGCACCGAGTTCGAATTCAATTTGCTTTGTCACTGCCTTGTATTCCTTGGGGCTCAATTTATTTCCGGAAGGAGACACATCGATCAATCGTCTGATAAGACCTGACTTTGCGTCCGTAATCTTTACCGGTTTATTGGTACCCATGAACAGGAAGCACTTAAAGCGGTTTGCGTAGGTCGATTTGAACTTTTCGTTCACTGTCATCAGCTCATGCGAAACCAAACTATTCAGTCGGGTATTATCCTCAATGCGGGACAGATCGCCATCATGCTGAATCGCCACAAGCGGGTTTGTCTTAAATGCTTCCAATGCAAAGGAGTTACTTGATGAACCCAGTGCCTTAGCATCGAAGACGGAGTAATATCCTTCAAAGAGCTGCTGAACGATGTTCAGAACCGTAGACTTACCCGTACCTGCCGCACCGTACAAAACCATAAATTTCTGCAATTTCTTCGACTCTCCACAGACGATGGAGCCAATAGCCCATTCAATCTTCGTTCTTTCTTCTTCAGAGTAGATCGTGGACATCAGCTTGTTCCATGCATCCGTGGTTCCTTCTTCAAGAGGATAGTTCAGCCGTTTGCTTGCATAATCTTTTTTGTTTGTAGGCGTATTGGAGAATATAAGTTTCTCATCGAGCATGTGGAAGGAGTCTCTCATTTGCTTCTGACAGTATTTATGCCACGAATCGATCATCCCGGATTCGGAATCCCACATATGCAGGACCTTAATACTCGAATCGAAGTTCTTGCGGTTTTCCTCTGCATACTTGTCAAGTTCCCGGTCAATAAGCTGGAGCGCATCCTGCTCATCTGTAGACCATAAACCTCGATCTTCTAACCAAATGGCATAGAAGTCACCGCCTCTAATCATCAGGTCGGAGCTTTTCTTAATGATAAACTTCGGATAGATTTCTATTACACCACGCTTCGTACTACGGGTCGAAATCATTAAAAAGTCGATCATTGAGGTTCTTTAGTCTCCTTCCGTTTTCTTAAGCTCCTTGATTTCGTTTTTAAGGTTCCCGATCTCATCACGCATACTGCGAATCTCCATATCTTGGATAAGCATATGCATAGTCATAACCGTGGCAACCATCACGGTGCAGCGGTTGAAAGATCTCTGCTTTCTGAGCGTTTTAGCAAACACTCGCATCGCAGTTTCGGAGCAGCGAAGACTGCCGAAAATATAACGAATCATTTCATCCATGTTTCTTTTCTCCTTTCATGTCGGCAAGAAATTGATCGATCGTTTCAAATTTCCAAGCCTTCGGCTCTCGCAACGAAAATATAAATTCCTGTCCGTTGTTTTTTTCTGATTCGAATGCTGTTTTTACCATTTGGGAAGTATTCTTTTACCTCCTTTGCCTGGTCGGGTAAGCATGTCTGGAAAAACCCGTACACTTGCGTATGAATCATGGTAATTCTCCTTCATAGGATGCTGTCCAAATACCAATTCATCTGCCACCAGATTTCAACAGTTCTCATGTCATACTTGCAGCGTTCGACGGTAAACAAACCGCCTTCACCATTTCGCTTGTATTTGCGGTTCATAAATCGAGATATTACATCGTCCGTATACGCCGCATCAAATCGAGAATCACTCATAGAACCAAGACCCAAGTTGACAATCATGTTCCAGAACCACTGTCCCATGCGATTGCCGATATCCGGATCAGTCATTATGTGTTCTTCACAACGAAACGCCAAGGCAATAAGCATCTCCAATACACTGCAAGGGCTGTTGTCCAGATAACTGGCAATCGTAGAACCCTCGTATTCTTTTTCATAACCAAAACGATACCGGAGGTCTATCCCATCTTCTGCTCGATTTCCATCCATCGGCAGCATATATTGAAAACCAATATTATGCAGATGACGAAGAAGCTTCTGATAAGACAGCCTCCGGCTATATCGTTCGTTACATACGAGCTGACACATCCACTCAAAATATTCATTGTTCAGCTCAAATTCAGTCATTCGATCCTCCTATTAGTAGTTGGAGCCTTCCGCCACATCGGAGAAAGAACGATTGTCTCTGAGAATTTCATAGTCACATCTCAGGCGGTCATTACGAATAAAGACCGAATCATCCTCATACTCTCCGAAGTGCTCAGCAAAGTCCTCACCAACGGTATCCTCAATATCCTCGACAACCTCGTCTTCGTCATCAGCGAGAACACCATCGCCAGCGTAATAAACCAGACTGATCTGCGTATAATTGTCATTCTCGCCGTAGTCGTCCGGAGAGATGACATAAGGTTCATCGGGCATAGGCTCATCCTTTTTTTCTTCAGTATTTTTCTTGCTATGCTCCGTGTAATTGGTATAACCCTCTTCCTGGAGCTTAGCTGCATAGTTCACCAGATCGGGCTTCAGCTTGGCAATATCCGCCTTATGCTGATTCTCTTCCTGCTTTTCATTGCTCTTTTCGCTCTTGGCAATATTAGTGTTTACGGGCTTTCTTTCGGCAAATGCCGCTTTCACAGAATCGATCTCTTCCTGTGCAATCTGCTCGTAATACCGTTTAAGGCAAAGCCATGTCGCTGCGGCGCCTACCGTGGCTCCAGCCAGAAACATGGCAAAACTGGTTTTACTCATCTTCATATTCCTCCTCGTCAGTTTGAATTGTGACAACAGTAATGGCGAGACCTCCGAGCAATGCTGCACTCAGAAGAATCCCGCCAGTAATGTGTCTTTTCCGCCGACTGTCCAACATGGCGTCGACGGTCGAGATGAAGTCATCCAAAATATCCATCATTTACTCCTTTCCACCAGAGAGAACAGCAATGCCTCCTACGAGACAAAGCCCTGCCATAGTGGAAAGAATGTACGAAAACAAAGCTTTCATTTTATGTTCTCCTTTCAGTCATAACTCGAAAAGTAGTGACAACACTCCTGAAACAAAGGCTCACCATACTTGCTGTATCCTCCGGCCATGAAGAACACACAATCGTAATTTGTCCGTTCCAAAAGTTCTTCCTTTACCAACTCAACAATCTCAGGCATGACATAACAACGGTCAATCCTGCTGTTCCACATTACGCTGAATTGATTGGGCTGATAAACAACATCGTACACAGTATCCGGGAAAGATGGATGATCGATACGGTTAAGGATTGTGTCGATAACCAATCGTTTTCCCAATTCTGTTTCTCCTTCAGCTTCACCCATGGTTACGAGTGCTATGAGGTCGATTTCCTCTTGTGTAAGAGGATAGTCTGGCTCTTTCTTCACCTCTGGTTCCAAATCAGGAGACTCCATCAGAAGATCCGCCATTATCACCGGCTCTACCTCTGCAAGAACCGGATAGGATTGCCTAATCTCCGATGTTTCTTTATCTGTAGAGCGAACAACGCCGCATACCGCAAAACCGATGAAAAATATCATGCAGAGAACGGTAGCTATCGCTCGTGGTTTGATGTGCATTGCTAAAACTCCTTTACAATAAAATATCACCCCCAGTCCAAGTCTGAAGGTGATTGATTACATCTTTTCCCAGATGTTGCCCTCAACATTGAAGTCGAGCAGAAGTGCCGGCTCATGACGACCGTCTTCGGTCTCGCGCTCTACCTCAACGATGCGGAAATTAACATAGCCATCCGGGCCATCCTTTGTCCAGCCGACAATCTGACCAGCAGGAGTACGAGGAAGATCAAGATCGTCCAGAACCTCATTCAGGAAGAGGTGACCACGGGTCTGAAGTTTGTCATTTGCAAATGCCTGCTGTGCCTTGAGGAACATACGGTTATAATCGGGGTTGGTTTCATAGTTGCGGCTCTTGCTGTCGAAATATACAGCATAGTCGCTCTGGAGATTAGGATCAGCGACCATCACGGTCTTCTTAACCTTCTTCTCCTTGCCGGTCTCAGGGTCAACTTCGATTTCCTCGAATTTCTTCGCCTTGATGCCATACTTCAGTTCGGTATCGACCTGCTCTCCGAAGCGCTCGATGACCCGACCGCGATATTCCTTGAAGCTCTTATCAATAGCGGCATAGGCAGCGCCAAGAGCTACATTGCGCTTGCGAAGAATATTGTTGGATGCCAGAATGCTGCCGATGGACAGAGTGCCGAGAATAATAGCAGGAGCATAAAGCTTTGCGAGCTTCATTCCGGTCTGGGCATAGACAACAACCGTGTCCTTCTTGCCGTCCTCAGTCGTATACTCCTGACCGTTGATTGCACCGGTTTCCATACCTTCATGAATGGTGTCGAGAGTACCCTTAGTTTCATCGAGAATCTCTGCTACCTTAGTGGTAGCCTTGCAAGCGAGAACGGCACTTACGACCGTACCGGCAATACCAGCCATAACGAGAATCTCGGGGCTGTGTTTCTTGAGCTTCATAACGGTCTTGGAAGCCACACCGTTCACGCTCTTCATGATTTCAGTCTTATTTTTCATGTTTATAAAATCTCCTTTTCATTATTTGTTGGAATTGATTTCTGCGCCGCAGGCAGCATAACCCGCTAAATCGACATAGCTGTCGTCCGTAGCAGTTCCTGTCCTGATTCGTGCGATCTTAAGAAGCGCCATCATCATGGCAACATCATTTGCGGTAAACTCAACGCCTTTATAGACGCTCCAAAAGCCAGCAATAGCGGCGAAATTATCTTCCGGAGAGCCGTATTCGTTCTCTCTCTGCCCGCATACACAAGCCTTTGCTTTATCAAGAGTCTCAGATCTGTTCATCATCTTCATCCTCCTTGACAAACGAAATATAATCACGCTTACGCTCTTTTGCGATTACCTGACAACCACACATCGGGCAGTCAAAGGCGTCATAGAGATTCTCCTCAGCAGTAGAACCAAAAGCAACTGCCAAACCAGTCTTTCCATTATCACGAGCAAGATAATGTCTTTCGACAATGGCATTGAACTTAGTGCCACAAATTTTACATTCGAGCATTACATTTTCTCCTTTCAATTTAGCGGAATAGCACGAGGCAGTTTCAGAATATAACCATCTCGAACTCGTACCGCAGTTGCACCGCCAATGTTTGTCCAACCGTAGCGGTTCATAGTGAAATTATCATTGGGAACACGAGCGAGATCATAGAAATCGGACACGCTCACCGTTCCGTACTGACTGATAATATCGTTCATTGCATCGAGAACCGCTTCTGCATCTCCACGAGTATCGAAAAGAATATCATCATAGTCAGGTGTATTGCGTCTATTGCCGACGGAACCTGCACGCACTCTGTCTGTGCCTTGTTCGTAATAGTTTCGGTAAGATACCTTAGATGCAGTTCCGTTTTTCTTACTTCGACCTGCCTCGCCATACAGGATCATATCGATACCGGTAGTGACAATGTCAGAAATCGCTTTCTTGACAGCAGGCACAATGACCTCCATCAAAATATAAGATTTGACATTGTTTGCGTCTTCGGCAATAAAGACATCTGCAAATTTTTGCATTTCGCCTTTCTTTCGAGTTTTTGCAGCCCCGGTAATAACCGCCTCAACTTTCTTTTCTGACTGCTGCTCCTGACGAGCTTTATCAGAATTGGATTTGTAATCTTCCACTGGGTAATCTCCTTTCTTATGCCGGAATCAGCTTACCGGGCAGAGTAATTTTTGTGTTCGGCATCAAGCCGTTTTCTTTTTTATATCGATAGGCGAGATTGCTCTTCGCTTTCGCTTCCGTCGGAGCAACAGTAGTTGCCTTCCAGCGATGTTGAACGCAATCATCAAATCGCATAACCGGACCGTCATATTGGTACTGCTGCATAATTTTTCCTCCTTTCGAGAGATAAAGAAAAAGGGAAAGCACCTTGTTACAGGTACTCTCCCTTATCCGAACTTCTCAAATTCGCATTTTCAGTTGTCTTCAGTGACAACATCGGATTCTTCCAAGATAACCGTCTTCTCCTCAGCAGCCATCTTCTTCTGCTCGATCTGGGCTTTGATGTTTGCAATTACCGGCTTTGCCACATACTTGTAGACGACCACGCCTACAACTACGCTCAAGCCGATACCCGCAGCAATCTTTACGCCCTTGCTCAAACCAGCGTTCTCGATAACCTCTTCGGTAGCCTCAACGACCTCGTTGTTCATAATCTCATTGTTGTTCATTGTGAAATCTCCTTTCAAATGTGTGAAATTGTGGAATGTTCTTCCATTAAATAAGTTGTAAATTTCGCGCGGCAGCTTACTGGTAGTCGTAAACCGGAGCAACCTGATAGTCAATTACCAGACAAGGGGTGCCGTTTGCATCCAGCTGGGACGAGAACGCAAGGTCAATATAACCTTTATCGATGTTCCATCCAAGCATGTCACCCATCTTGGTTCCATCCAAACCAAGTTCATAGTAGAAATCGTTCAGCGTGACATACATTTCATCACGCATCTGACGATTCAGTTCATTCATGACCCTGGTGATCTTGTCCCTGTCAGACTTAAAATATCGTCCAGACAAGACATCATAGCAGATCGTATTACCGCCGTTTTCAGTGAGGATAACCTCTCGAATGGGATTCTTTACCATTTTGTCTTTCGACACAGAGTCTCGAATGGATTGCTCTTTTTTCTCACCGATTGTCTCTACCACTTTTTCCTGATACTCCTTCAGAGTAGACTCCGAAAGGGTGTATGCCGTTGCCAGAGCAGCGTTCCGACGAAGATTGGTCGAGCTTGCCCCAATCAGGCAGAAGACAGAGATAGAACCTACAACGGCAGCCGGAATATAACAAGGCCAAGCCGTTTTAATAATGTCCTTCGGCTCAAGCCTGTCCGTATCCAGCTCATCTTTTTTCTCTTCAAGCAGAATCAGAGCTTTGGGAGTTGCTTTTACCGCCATAACAGTAGTAGTAATCATACCGGCAATTCCGATACCGGTAAGGATTTCTGGACTATGTTTTTTCATTGCCGTCCGTACACTTTTGGCAATGCTTGCTAAACTTTGTTTAGGCATGATTTTCTCCTTTCGGTTAAACAAATAGTAGACTTAGTTCCTCAGCGGTTTCGACTGCATTCTGAAATATAAAGCTACGCTGCTCATCCTCGCCGTAACAAGCATACATAGCCATCTCGAACATGAAGTTTTCAATGACGGTGATTGGATCATCGAAAGGCTTGTCCAGGATTCGATCACAGATTTCATATGCAGCCCATTGCTGATATGACCTTTTTCTGAATTCATACTTTGGCCATGTGAAGGATGGACTGAACAGATGCTCATCAACATATCGTTGAATAATCGAAACAGCCGTGCTTGCATCACACATATCGTTCGGATAAAGAGGAAGAGCCCTTGTTAGGACTCCTCATCTTCTTCATCGCTAAGCGCGGCAAGCTTCTCATCGATGCGTTCATCGATTTTCTCTTCCATCTTCTTCTCGTTCACCCAGTCGGTAAGGAGTGTAGCCCCCATACCTACTGCGGTAGCGACAAGACCCAGGATTTTAATCAATTTTGCATTATTCATAAAGCGAAACCTCCTTTTCGTTTTCATAAAGTGAAATGTATTTTTTGCGAACTTACAGATCTTCCATCCATTCGGCTGTTGGCTCGAAAACCATGTCAATGACATATATCTCCATGCCGTCGTCCAAAGTGAGTCGATGATGATTGAAGTCGATCCAGTAAATATCACCATTACAGCTTGACCATCCTACGGCGTCTCCGAGTTCCGTCTTTTCAAGACCAAGAAACTCATAAAAATCATTAAGTGGGATTACTCCTGCAAACATGAAATTGCGGTTTAGATGGTACTCAGCCTGAATGACCTTCTCGATAGTTGACTCAAAATATCTTTGTGAAAAACTATCGTAGAAAGTGCGGGAGACTTCGGGTTCCATACCTTCGCCAAAATCGAGGGAAGAATCATACCAACCTCCATTAGCAGAGATACTGATGTCCTTGCATTTTTCTTTGATGATGGAATCCATGATGGCATTATGAGCTTCCTCACCATAGAGCTCTTTCAACTTGTCCTTATACTCCTTATAGGAATTTTGGACGAGCGCATACGCACTTGTTAGTGCTGCCTGTTGGCGTCGATTTAGTGCATTGGCACCCATAATACAAGCGATAGTAGAAGCTCCAAATGCTACTGCCGGAATATAACATTTCCATGCGGCGATAAACGCCTCTTTCTTGGTGTACGCATATGGATCGCCATCATGTTTTTTGCGACTGTCTGCATAAACCAATGCTACTGCTCGTGGGGTTGCTTTGGCTGCGGCGATTGCAGTGACCACAACGCCGGCTGATGCTACACAAGACAAAGCAACAGGCGAGTATTTCCTGATACAAAGCTCTGACTTATGCAGCAACTTTTGAATTGCTTGGTTTTTACTCATGTGTTTTCTCCTTTCATGTTTTTGTTATTCCATAGCCCTTAGTAGGTCTAAAATGTTCGCCGCCATTTCACTGGCAGATCGAAACATAAGACTCGTGTTTGGATTTACCCTTGCATACTTAGCGGTCTTCATCATGAATTCATGCGTGAGCTTACAGAATTCATCAATAGACCCTTCTTTTCGAGGATAGATCCGTTCGGCGATAAAATCCCTGAGCTCGTCGACAGCCCATTGTGAGTAACTCGCTTTTTTGTAATCTTCTGTCCATTTACCAAACAGAGGCGGTAACCATGCATCCATGTGGTACATGTCATACAAGATTAAATCAAGCTGATCGATGCTCATGTCTTTTCTCCTTTCATGCGAAAATAAAAAGTAAGAGAGACTGTATCGGACTCGAACCGATGACCTCCACGGAAGTGTGGTGCTCTCCCAACTGAGCTAACCCGTCTCTCATAATAAGGCTTGTATTTTTCGCGCGGCAAAAAGAAAAGAGCCATTGTTAGCAGCTCTTTTCCGGTTTTACAAACCAATACTTTTCAGGATTTTAGTCAGTTCATCTTTCTCAAGATCGGCATCTATATCCAAATGAACATGTGTCTTTCCATCAACGACCGTGGCATTTACCTCATTCAAATTCAGTTTTACATCATAACCGAATTTCTTTCGGATTGCCAAACTCGCCAATTTCGAGATAATGCTCGTAGTGAATTTAGAACCAATTTTCATTTCGTCCATGCTCCTTTACTCCTTTCGAATAGCATCGTTTTCCATAATAGGAGCTGTAATTTTGGCGAAAAGAAAAGAGCCGTTGTTAGCGGCTCAATCCTCAATAAATCCAATTTTCTTTTGCAAAGAACAGTGGTACTGCGATAAACGCAAAGAATACTAATGCTGTTGCATCTTTGTCAATAAGCACTGGTAAGTACCCACAAATAAGTAATACTACAGCATATAGCTTGTTCTTTAGTGTTTTCATAATCCATATCTCCCTTCAAAATTTAATGGCTTTCATAAAGGGAGATGCGTTTTTTGCGCTTAAATATCTCGTCTATCAAAGACCGTTTCCCATCGTTCTTTCTGAATAGGCTTCATTTTTAATGCCCACATAATTTGACGAACCGTTACAGTAGGGTATAGCCCGTCCGTACAAGTCCCAGCCCTCATTTCAAAGTATTCTCGAAAATCAGGGTGCAAATATAAAGCATCAGTAATCCAAGGGTCAACTTCACTCCACCATGTGCTTTTCGTCTCAACATCAAACCGCTGTTGAATTACTGCTAAACCCTTTTCTTCGATTTTGTATAGGGTACAGCTATTGTAAACCGGATGCTCACAAATATAACGCTCGCCATACAAGGACAAGTAAATTTCCGGTTTGTCAAAGTGGTATCGCATATCCATCACCTATAAAAAGAAAAGAGAAAAAGCCCTCGTCAGGACTCCTTCTCCTTTGCCAATATTCTTAATTAGTCGTCGCAGATCTGATCTCTGGTCGGATATAGAGCATCATATTCTTCATCGTTCTCCATACCATAATGCTCTAAATCTACGGAGTGACCGCAAGCAGGGCATACTAAAGTATCTTCCCACTCATCTTCAAATTCCATAAGTCCTCCGCATTCACTGCAAATATACCGTCCAGTAAGCAAACCGTCTCTCTGCGCATCGTTAAAAAAGCTCATTGCAAATTACCTCCTTGATATTGTGTGGCACTATTAAGTATAGCTGCCATCAGTATTTTATCAAGAGATAAAAAGCACTTTTACATCTCTCATAATAGTCCATGTAATTTTCGAGCAGGAGAAAAACGAAGAGAACGTGTTGTATGCACGAACTCTCCGCTTTTGGAACCAGTTTATTTCTTAGTCGGTCTGAATCGACTGAATAAACCTCTGAATGTCTGGGAGGTGAAAGTTCCGTCCTGTTCAAACTTGAAACCTCGTCTCATCCAGATGCCATAGAACATCAACGGCAGCACTAACTCGGCGGCAGCCATACCGTATCTGAAGTATCGATCTTTGACAGATTCCGCCATTTGAGCCGTCTTGGACTCCTGATCGATTTCACGATTCTCAATCTTGTCCAGACGCTCATAGGTATTCTTATCCTCTTCGAGCTTCAGTTTGTACAGCTTCGTCAAGCTATCCACTGCCGTGGTATGCTCCTGACTTCCGGATTCGAGAGACCCCAAGCGTTTAATTTCGGCTCTGATCTCCTCTTCCAACAAACTTCTGTTTTCTTCACCCATATTCGTTTCTCCTTTCATTTTGATAGGGTTCCATAAAAGGAAGTGTTATTTATGCGGAATAAAGTCTTCACGCTTCACTTCCAGTAGAACAGTTTTTTGAGTTACGATTTCGTTGATGCTCTTTTTCAGTTCCAGAAAAAGATAGGGTCCATCCGGATCAGACTTGTCAATACGCAGAAAACCAACAGGATGCTTTCGGCGAATGACAGAAGCACCAATAAACCCAATCAAGATTCCGATAACTACATAAATGACTTCCACAGCGATCTCCTTTCAAATTGTTTTTCAAAAATTTCAACCCGGGGATTTTTCCAGATACTAATTTAACACAGATATCTGTCACCTCCGTCCGGATTTTAATCTAAGTTAGAAAAAGAAAGAGCCAATGCTATGTGCATCAGCTCTCACTTCTCCATAAAGGAGCTTGTTATTCCTGCGAACCCTCATAGACGATCTTCTTCCGTAAATCAGACCAAGTTATGTATCGGTCTTTACGGCATACTGGGCAATAGAACTTGCTTACTTTGCCTCCGATGTCTGTCAGTTCGCTGCTGTCAGCTTCAAGCCTACTCTGGCAATTCGGGCAGTTGAAGCGATAGACTTTTTTCACTGCAATATCTACTATCTTCATTACTGTCTCTCCTTACTAAGTAGCCAGAAAAACCGTCTGTACAAGTCGTAGTAAACATCCTTGCAACATGGGATGCCGGTTCTGGCTTTCAGATGGTCATACGAGATTCCTTCCGTTATAGCTTCCAAAATATAACACGAAAGCTCCTCGTCCGTTTCCTTTGCAACTCGTTCCACCATTTTCATCCGATCAGCATAATACAGCCTCTCGTCGATATGCTTAGTGACAGGGTCACTAACGGCATTTGTTTTGCATGGCGGTACTAACTGCGGCCACGAACCCGGATAGTCTATCAACGAATTGTACGCATGACGCCACAACGGGTACTGTAAACAGAAATGCTTCAATTCGTAATAGCGGTGTTTTTCGATCCAGTAACGATTAGTCTCGGAAAGTTCCGGTCGTATCAATGTACTCATGCGCGTTCACCCCTCCATATATAGCCGGTCTCCTGCCAGAGGAGCTTAGGCGAAATATAAAAGTTGATGCGTCCAAACTTAGAGTTCATTTCCTCTAAGTTTGTAACGAGCTTTCCACTCCGAGTAGCTTTTCCGATTGGTAACCACCCAGATACGATGCCGGCTCGAATCCAGGATGCATCTTTTCCATAGACTCGTGCTGCGACAGCTACCGGGACTGATCCCGATGCAAATATAATTTCTTCCATTGGCGTTTGCCTCCTTTCAACCGCTATTTTAGGTTAGGAACGGCTTTTAGTAAAAACAACCTCGGTGGAAACAAGCGCCAGCGAATCATCGTCATTTCACAAGGATAATCTTCAAATCCCCAAGTCTCGCAAGTAATCAGTCCTTCGAGCACACCGATAATAATGTCCGCTTCATACTGTTTATACGGAAATATAAAGTCAGGAAGCTCCCGATGAACTGCATGGCATTTACAGCACCGAAGTCTTCTAATGGCTACCCATTTTTTATTGCCGAATTTCGTCCGTACCAATCTTTGAACATGATCGTAGTATTTAAGCTGCCCTCCACATTTGGGGCAGATTGATTGGTTATCACTAATCATATCTCATTTCTCCCTGAACTAATAAGAAAAGTTGGAATGTAGGAGTTGACATTCCTATACTTATGATATATGATTACTAATAGCAAATCAATGGGGAAGGTGATAATAATGCTGATAAAATGTCCTGAATGTGAATTACAAGTAAGCGACAAAGCAGTTTCTTGTCCTCACTGTGGGTTTCCATTACAGCCAAATATAAAACCAAGAAAACCTCGAAATAAGAACAACAAACGCCGTAGACTGCCAAACGGTTTCGGGCAGATTAGCGAGATCAAAAATCGGAATCTCCGCAATCCATTTCGAGCTATGATAAGTGTTGGAAAAGATTCGAACGGACGACCTATCTGCAAGCCTCTTAAACCGGAGTCCTATTTTCCAACATACAACGACGCATACGCTGCCCTCGTCGAGTACAATAAGAACCCTTACGACCTTGAACCGTCTATCACTATGAAAGAGCTTTACGAGAAATGGCTTGCCGAATACGAGAAGACAGTTAAAAGCATTCGTTCGGTAGCTTCAGCATGGGGGTATTGCTCGGCCGTGTACGATATGCGGGTCAAAGATGTCCGCGCTCGTCATGTAAAAGGTTGTATGGACGAAGGCATATCGAAGGTTCGAGGCGAAGAGAAGACACCAAGTGCATCCATGAAGAACCAGATCAAGTCTTTGTTTAACTTGATGTTGGATTATGCCTTGGAGTACGAGCTTGTTGACCGGAACTATTCGCGAACTTTTAACCTCAGTGAGGAAACGATCAAAGAAATCGTCACAGTTAAGAATGAGCATATTCCTTTTACGGACGAAGAGATGGACTTGCTTTGGAAACACGCTGATGATAAAATGCTTGTAGATGTCCTGCTCATTCAGTGCTATTCTGGTTGGCGACCCCAGGAACTTGGTTTGCTGGAATTAAAGAATGTGGATTTGGAAAACTGGACTTTCCGAGGCGGTATCAAAACAGATGCCGGTACAGATCGTGTGGTTCCAATTCATTCAAAGATTCGTCATTTGGTCGAACGAAAATACAAAGAGGCTCAGGAACTTGGAAGTCTGTATCTGCTCAACTATGTTAATCCGAATGCTCGTAGCAAAAACACTGCACTTACTTATGCTCGATACCAAAAAGGCTTTGGTATGATTCGAGACGAATTGAATTTGAACCCTGAGCATAGACCGCATGATGGTCGTAAACATTTTGTGACGATGGCTAAGAAGTACGGCGTTGACGAGTACGCAATCAAATATATGGTCGGTCACAAGATCTCTGACATCACCGAAAAGGTTTACACCCAGAGAGAATTTGAGTGGTTGAAAGATGAAATCGAAAAAATAAAATAGCTTGTAAAAACAAAGAAAAGCCTCCCCGAAGTGGGAGCACCAACAAAGGCACTCAGCACAACGAGGAGGCTGACTTTGTGTAGGAATATAGATGCATGAGTAGTGTAGAAATAATGCACGAGTTACCTACATTTCTCGGCATTTATCCACTTCTAACCACTCTGGAAACAGCGTAATTGCAGGGATTTAGAAGTGATTAGACTGTGATAAGTTTCTATATATAGAAGCAAAATATCCGTAATCACTGGCTTTTTTAACCAAAGTGTAGGAATAATGCAGAAATAACCTACATTCTATTGCCCTGTATTGCTATTTATTAGCCGTAAACCACATCCGTAGAGATGGTAAGTCCATCGTCCGACAGTGTCTTGGTTTCCGTTGCAATGACCGTTCCTTCAGAGTCCGTGAGAACCGATGTGATTGTTTTCATATCGTCCGAAAAAGTCTTCACAAGCTGGTTCCCATTGGCGTAAACCGTCGTTACGGTCTTATAATCTTTTGAAAAAGTCTTGACGGTGTCACCAGACTGAATATCACTGGCGGAACCTACTTTACCGTCTACATACGACTTAGTCTTTCCGGCAAGTATCTTCATTTGTTCAAGAGATACCAGCTTGTAATCAGGCATTCGATTCACGCTCCTTTGAAAGATTTAGGGAGGGCTGTTACGCCCTCCCCAGAGACTTACAGTCTTTAGGCACCGAAGACCTCAGTGCACATAGCGGTAACTTCCTCGTCGGTAGCACCAGACAGGGTGTCCAGGAACACCTTGTTTGCATGACTGTGGTTGCCCTCAGCGGCAGCGTTGACCTTCTCCTTCAGAGCAGCGTCCAGATCAGTCTCTGTGACAGTATCCTTGCCAGCAAGCTTGCCGGTAGGAATAGTCAGATCAATGGACTTATCTTCAGCCGCAGGGGTTACCTCAGTGCCATTTACTTTGATCTTTTCAATGACATTCACCTGAGCGCCAGCGGCAACGCCAGCCAGTTTGGTGCCTTCGGCATTAGTCATCAGACGGCTGCCCTCTACCTTATCCACCTTCTTACCCAGCTCGGTAGTCATAGTGGCAGTCTTGACATAGTCACCGATGCCAAGCGCGTTAATCATCTTGGTGACATAAGCCACGACGGTAGCTTCCTCGTCAGTACCGCCGATACCGGCAAGGATACCATCCAGACGAGTGATGTCATTAGCCATCTTTGCGGCACCCGTGATGTCACTCAAAATCCAGTCCGCGATCTCCTTCAGAGTGTCGTAAGACTTGTCGGCACCAGCCACAATCTTTGCGACTTCCTCAGAAGAGATAGTGCGTACAGACTTGCCGGTATCCGCACCGACCAGGGTGTCAACAGTAGCCTGAGCAGCCTTACCGTCGATCAGAGTCTTCAGAGCCGCAGCCAGATCGTCGTAGGCGACCTCACTCTTGCCTGCCAGGGTACCCAGACCACCGATCTGACCGTCGATGTAAGTCTTAGCTGCCTGAAGAGCAACCTTCAACTGCGCCAGGGTAGTAATTTTAATAGTGTCTGCCATAATACATTCCTCATATTGAATAAAATTATTTGTGCCACAGCGTTTTGGCGCTGCTGTGACCACAAAAGTGTTTAGCCGAAGACATCGGTAATAGCATCGTTCAGCTCTTTTTCTGTGGCGATGTCATCAGGGCTGTAAGTGGGCTCGTCCGGATCGGGATTGACTCCGGTTCCGAAAATATCATCGATCAAACCGTCAATATCATCGTCCGTAGCCATCTCACTCCCTTCAGGAAGGCCGCCGGAACTTGCCTCGATTACAATATCATGCTTCAGCAGTTTATTGGCTGTCGGCAGTACCTGAACAGTGTCATTGGGGGTGATGTTATATTCGCCCTCATAAATATCACAGTCCAAACCCCCGCCAACAGGTATAGATAAAGCTCCTTGTAAGCTTCCAATGGGCGAAAGGCGACCTTTAATAGACCCGATTCCACATACTCCACCCATGCTCAGTCAACCTCTTCCGAAAGCTTCAGAATTGCTTTCGAAATAAAGGTATCAACTTTGCCGTTTGCTTTTGTGAGCTGAATGTCATAGACATACTTGCCGAAATTCAGATCTGCTGTGTCTTGAGGCTCAAGCGTCAGCATCATCGTGTCAATCGGGATGTCTTTGACAAGAAGGGGGCGGGGGTCATCGTAATTCTCTTTCATTGCGAAGCGAATGGTATCACCTGCAACAGGAATATACTGTGTCCCGTCCATTTTGGTGGCAGAGACCAGAGCCTCAAATGTATCACCTCGGGTCAAAGTGATGGTCGTACCAGTAATGTTGTAACTCATAATCTCACCTCCAATTCAAGCATTGTAAGTTGATTTATGAATCGCAAGTTGGTCAACTTCTGTCATGATTCGCTTAGCCGAACCGTTACCGCCTAATTTTTCATAAGGCTTGTACAAGTATTCATACAGATTCTCATACTCGTCCTGTGTAATGTAGCCCCTCTCGATGTAGGCCATACCGAGATAGATAATGCGATCATGAGCCAAACCAATGAGCATTTGCGTTTCAAGATTGTTGTGCTTATTCTCAGCAGCTTTTCGTTTGCTTCGCTCTTGGATATATGCCCAAAATCCAGAAGAAGCAAGTATCGTCCCCAAAATGGTTAATAGCGTTTGCAGCCAGGGTTCCATTTCCATGTATCATCCTCCTTGAAGTCATAAATGAATTAAGAAGCTTGTAGGAAATATCACCCCAAACCTCTTTTAATTAGGCGAGGGAGCCCACCGCAAAGTAGACTCCCTGCCAATTTCGGTTAATCCACAGGATTACCATTTTCGTCAAGACCGAGAGCTTCCAGATCAGCCTTGACAGCAGCCTTGAACTTCGCCGGAACCTGATTAAAGGTCCGACGACCTGCGATGATGAGTGCGACATACAGTGCTACCATGTTGTTACCTCCTATCAAAATTTTGGATAAAATATAAAACATGGTTACTCCTCCTCAGCGATAAGATCGCCGTTGGTATCGTAGCCATATTCTAACAATTTTGCCTCGACATCTGCCTTAAATTTTTCAGGCACCTGGTCGAAGGTTCTACGCTTATTGATGATAAGCGTGGCGTAAAGATTGACCATTTTTGCTACCTCCTCATTCAGGAATCATTGCTGCGACGGCATCGTACAGATCAGCAATTGCTTCCATGATAGCAAGCTGCTGGGAATCTCCAGTTTCCTGACCTGCCATGATCTGAACAATGTTGTCCGAATCATTTGTACCTTTAATGGCGTTTTCAGCCATAAGCAGATTGGTGTATTCATTGAACTCCTGAGGGGTCAACGCCGCTTCCTGATAAGTCCAGTAAGTGGTTTTATCGCCCTGTTCTGAAGTTCGTGTAATACTCGTAATGTCCTTGCGGAGATATACGGTTCCAACAGTAACCTCAAGTGCAGTCGGTTGGACTGTGCTCTCGGCATATTTGTAATTTAACTCCATGCGACTTTCCTCCTTTCGCAGTGTAAAGACTGACGAGTTTTTGATATACCCGCTTCTCATCGTATTTGTCATATCGTGAAACTTTTCGCTTCAATTGCTGGAAGCTAACACATGGTTTTATCCACTTCCGATACATCAAATAGGTATCGGTGCAGTCGATCCACCCAAGATAAGACAACATTTGCCGAGCATCGAGTATGGTTGCTTTCTCCTTTTTGGAGATTTTGCGAGCTTTTCTCGTGGCCTTGTACATAATGGATTTTCGAAGAATCGTTCGATTACGATAAAAACGAAAGCCCATGAAGTCCAGATCACGCCCCTGGTTGTTGCCATAAGAAAAGCGAAAGACTTGCCAATTCGCTTTAAGTTCCAAGCCAAGCTCCATTTCCAGATAATCGGAAATGGCTTGTCTCATGCGGTGCAAAACCCTCTTGTTGCTTCCGAAAACGACCATGTCATCCATGTAGCGCATATAGTGCACAGCACAGAGCTGCTCCTTGATGAAATGATCTAAACCCTGCAAATACCAGTTAGAAAGCCATTGAGAAGTATAAAAGCCAAGTGGAATACCAACCTCTGTGACATCAATAATGCGGAATAATAACTCCAGCATCTTCTCGTCATGAACGGTCTTCTTCAACTTGGCTTTCAAACGATCGTGTGGAATAGAATCGAAGAAATGACGAATATCCATTTTGAGGACATACTTGCAATTCTTCGAGTCAGTCCTGATCCACTTCCCAATTACCTGTTTTCCTTTATGGGCACCTCTGCCCGGAAGACTTGCATAGCTATGTTCATACATTCCCTTGCAGAACATCGGCTTCATGGCATTTACGATGCAATGTTGAACAAGCAGCTCTTCCATCGTAGGGACAATAATAGTGCGCTCCTTGCGAGTAATCCCATCATAAATGTAAACCGGCACATGCTCGGCGTTTTCGTAGTTGACTATCCAATCTAAGGATTGTTCAACTGCGGCATCGTCAGACATGTGCCGGTGTTTCATGATTTTACGGAATCTCTTGCTGTGCTTTGCTTGAGACAGAGCGTACCGTCGGTTCGTTTCGGATATGGTTTTTTCGTACAAGTGGTTATAGGATTTCATGTTCTCTCTTATCCTCTCATCCGCTTTCGACTTATTCTCAGCTACTCACAGATGCTTGCACCGAGTTAATTTTCACCAAGTGGTGAGGAAGAGATGCGGATATCTCTTGCTATTTTGAAATGGCGGCATACACTGCATTATAGAGAGCTTCTTATGGATAAGATAGAGCCGCGCCATTGTTCGAGTTCGAATTGGACGCCGTATTGTTCAGATTAGCGTAGAAAGGACCGACCATAAGGTCATTGTTCCAGTTGCCGCCGACATACGCGCAGGGCGCAGTGTATACCCCTAATATTTAATTGTTTTCGTTTACCCGGCGAACCTAAGGTTCTCCCGTCCTCTCCTCGCTGCTTACGCAGCAGCAAGCGGTTTACAAGAGAGAGCCGCGCCATAGCCCGAGTGCGAATAGGACGCCGCAGAGTTCAGAAGAGCGGAGAAAGGACCGACCAACAGGGCATTGTCCCAGTCGCCGACACACGCATAATTGACCTGGCTGTTATTGTACCACATGGCGTC